GACAAGTTTATTAAGTGGGTGGCATTTAGATAGATTTGGATGTTTAGTTGCAGTTATCCCCATACCTTAATATAACCCCTTTTTATTTAAAATTCAAGATTTATTTTTGGGTACTAGAAGTATTTCTTTCATTAGGATTTGATGGAACAAAAGGACCCTTTATTGCTCTTGATTTCTCTTCTTTTAAAAATTGTTCTACTGGATCTTTCAACCCTCTCATATAATAAATGAAATCTTTTTCTATTGATTCCAAAAATCCTTTATAATCTCCATCCCAACCTGAATCAATAATAGTTTTGGGGACATATATAGCATTTATCGATACTTGATAACGATCTGTAGGTTTAAATGCATAATATTGATGTTTAGCACCATTAAATGGATAGGATATGAGGAAAATTGGGTTAAATAACTCCACATTATTTTTTCCCCAACCAGACTTTGTGTCTGTTGTTGTTTTACTTAGCGGACCATTTCTATAATCCGTATTCATCTTTTTCAAATCAATAATTTGAGAAAATATTTCATATAATCCGAGACCTTTCCTAGTAGAAGCTCCAAACTTATTCGTTACATGCTCTTCAACAAAATCCCATGCATCATATAAAATAAGATTGGAAACATTAGATTTTATTTCTCCCCTTTTTTTGGTGTGAACCAATGGAAAATCATTCTTTGATCTTTCAAAAAGTTTTGTTTCATTCGGATAGTTTTTTTCGGAAAGTATATTATTCTGGCAAGCATAAATAAAAGCTACTTCTTCCAATCCATCTTTAGGTACTGTAAACTTAGTAAATAAATTTTTATCCTTTATATCATTTCTATTTTTATTTGTCCCATCAAATGTATTTAACAAAATATCAAAGCCAGCATGTGAATCTTTTTTTATAGTATTAACTATTCCATTTGTAAAATTTTTTCCTAAATCACCTTGTAATTCACGAGAATAATCAAGTCCCAATTTTACAATAATATCTTCTTGGTTAAGCTGAATTTTTTCTATTTTACTAGGTTTAGGTCTCATCATTGAATTATATGTCACTTCCCAACCATTTGTGTCAACTTTATGATCTATACCCACTATTTGAAAATAGACTCTTTCCTTATAGCGTTCAGGTAAATAATTAACATTAAAAATATCACCAATCTGTAGCAAATTATTACCATAAACAGTAACTGATAACTCTATAGGTAAAATTGGTGATATTGAAGTCTCTTTTTGCTTAAACATATTATTTCTTTTAGCTAAACCTTTATAATATTCTTTACCTGTACTAGCTGTAATTATCACCTTTCCCTTTTCATCTTCATTAGGATCCAAATCCATAGGAGCTGGTGGTATCGTATCTCTACTATCTTTCGCAATACCAGCCTTTATCCTTTCAACATTTTCATTATATACACTTAAAGCTCTTCCGAATCCATCAGTACTTGTTGTATCATTCTTTAAGCCTGGCTTTAACTTACCAAAATCAATACTCACTGTAGTATATTCATCAAACTCATTACTACCACCAATATCTGGTAAACTTTTCAAAAGAACATCTTTTCCCTCAAACTTTGGTCCTAAAACTTTTAATAAATTTAATGTCTTTAATATCCCCTCATCAAATTGATGATTATCAAAGCCAGAATTACTTATTGCCAACATACTTGCCATCCCAGCCTTTGGTGTCTGATATTTCAAATCAAAGTTTTTTACAAAACCATTTCCACTAGTGAGGTCAAATATAAATTTTACATCTTCGGGTAAAGGTTCATTTACATCATAAAATCCTATCTGAGAACCAGCATCAATCAATTGTTTTTCACCATTAATTCTCGTACCTAAATCTTTTTTAGGACTAGCCATCTTTATCTTCCAAATATTCTGTGATTCTGAATTTATGGTTTCCCAAATATGTTCTAAAGCATCATTTACATTATGTTTTCTATTAAAAGCTGAAACAATTAAGGATGTTTTAATAAACAATTCTCTAATTGGTATAACCCCATTAGCAACATCATCTTCAAAAGTTGGATTCGGATCACCATTGTAAGATTTTTCCCAACCATCAATGGTTGGTAATAAAAACGATTGTAACTTCTCACCCTTCGCCAAAGGTTGTGTTTGTACTTTATATAAATCAGAACTATATCTTATTCTACTTTTTGATGAATCAAAACCATAAGTTAATTTCTCATCAGGTGTCTTAGATACTGTTTCACCATCTTTCATTGTAACCACACTCTTTACAAAGTTGTTTAAAAACAAATCCTCAAATAAACCATAACAGATATATAAAGACTCTTCCTCTTCACCAACCTCATTTTCCTCATTAGCCTTTACTGCATATCTTGAATAATATCCTTTACCACTACCACGATAGTCTAAAATATCTTGATAATAAACTCCCCTCTTTATATCCTCTTCCCCCAAAACACCCAAAGCTGTTGGGTTTGTATATGAATCAAAAAAAGCCATTGAAGCTTCACTATAATCATTTACATCAAATGGATTTTCTTTAAGACCTTCATATTTTCGTAAAATTTCATCATTACCAGTCAAATATGATATAATAACATCTTCCAACATATTAGAAAATAAAAATTTCAAAGAATTATCTTCCGTTACCTCAGCATCCAACAATGAATAATTTCGTGAAACCATCTCCACTGAACATTTATAACTTCCCAATTCTGTAACACTAGCGTCATATTTTCTAACAACACCTATTACAACCTCTAATTCACCCAAATTATCATGAACATTTTTCTTTATATCAGTATCAAACTTCTCCATAGACAATGTACCATCACTAATCATTTTTTGTGGATCATACAATTTGTATCTTTCAGTACTCCATCCGAAGTCTACACAAACCATTGCGCCTGGCCTCAGAAAAAATGGTAGGAATATTTCCTCAAAATCCCTTTTGTTATGAACCTCAAACTCCACATTAGTAGATCTAAGAGCACCCAACGCACCCTCAGATTTAGAAGATATGGAAGTGATGCCGGCAGTTGGTTTTAAAAACTGATTGCTTATATTTTGTTTTTGATATTCACTAGATTCTAAAATATTATGCTGTTCGTAATTAAAACCTCTATTTTCATTTACAGAATGAAATACTGTTTTATGATCACTCGAACCACTTATTGTAATTCGTGTAGCAGTCCACATTCTGGCAAATGGTGTCCTACCACCCAAATAATCATCATAATTTGGATTCACACTATCCAAAGGTGCTACAGAACCTGATAGTTGTATTGAACTTAATTTTTTTAGGACATTTTCAGGAGGGTTTCCTCCAAATATTCTTTTTTCTGTGGACATTACTTTAGTTTAGCTTCGTCTAATGATATCGGTACTCTGATTTGAGTTCCAGCTTCAATATTATTTGTCTTTAGTTTATTTACTGAAGCTATGAACCACCAAAACGAACTATCTCCATAATATTGTTGAGCTAACAAATCACATCTATCACCAGCCGTAGCTATTAATAACAAATCTGAATTCTTTTCCTCTACTTTTCTAAATTGTGCGGTAGATAACGAAGAACCTGTTCTTTTTTCATCATCAATATCAATTCTACTTATTTGTTCATACCTACTCATTGATTATAACTCCTTTATCCTTGGTATCCATAAAATCCACCTTTTTGATTTAATTGTGGTGGCTTTTTGTTCAATATCTGATAACTTATAGCCACATCAATCAATTTAGGTAAATTTGTATCAGCATCCCAATCTCCACTATCACCAACAGTATAGGATAATGATTTAAGAAATCCAAATTGCCCCTTCTTCCGTGTTCCAATATGTGCCATATAAAGCTCTGTAAATGGGGCTTTCATTCTTGTTAGCGAATTAGAATTTACATCATCTTCATATTTAGGATATGCTAAACTTGTCAATCTATCTATCTTTTCATACATAGATGTCAATTCATCTTTATTATTGGGATATAATCTCAAATTAAAACTTAAATCCCTATCCCCTCTTTCATACAAATAAACAGGTTCACTTCTACCGATATAGTTTGTTGATGTAAATGATGGGTTTGCATTTTCCGTTATACCAGTCACAAATCCTCTGAAATATATAAATTGATTATCTCTCAAATCCTTTATCCTAACATAGAAATCATTTGGTTTTAATTTAGTATCAAATTCTAACTTTTTCTCAACTACTTTTGATTTAGCAATAATATCATCTGTTTCATATCTAATTTTAGGAATTTTGTATTCCACTAAATTATTAAATGGTAATTTTTGTTTGGCCTTTGTAGTTTTTTTATTTAGTAATGGGTTTTCTGCTTTTGCATCATTTTTAGATTGAACAGTACCCACTTCTACACTTACTGGATTTCTCTTTTCATCAAGACCGGTCATAGTAAAAGTTCTAAATCTTAATTTCTGCATTGGTAATTGATTTATAACATCATTTGTAACACCCAATTGAAAAATCTTACTTAGTTCTTCTTGCCCAGATCTTACCAAAGTACCATAATTTAATACCAAAGTACCCACTCTTGGATTAGTCAATTTCTGATATGATGAATTTACAAAATTTAAAAATCCAGTGTTACCATATGTTGGTGTTGGTAAAGCTTTACCAAAAGAAATAGTATTACCCAATAATCTAGCATTGGATGTGTTTACTATACCCGAAACAGCCCCTTTAAAAGCTTGTTTAGCAGCCTCTTTTAATTGATTAAGTGCTTGGTTTAAACTAAAATCCGCTAAGGTAAAAGCTCTTGGATACTCTGGCCAAAGTCTCGTAGGTGATATGGTGAACACCGATGAGAAAGCAGCGGCAGTAACATTCTGTCTAGTTCTGAATTCACTTCCTGCCTGACTATCATAAAACTTATTCAACCTCGATATATCATCTTTCGAAGCATTGAATGGTATTAAATCTCTATTATTACCTTCCTGTACCCCACCACTTTTTGTTATACCAATATTATTGACGATATATGGTTCTTTACCACGTAAAGTTTCAACAGAACTCATTATATCCATATTACTCCAAGCCTGTCCTTTGGTGGATTCTAAAGTGTTTATGACTATCTTATTACCATTCTCATCTGTCCTACCAGTATCGATTAACTTCCTATCAAGCTTCGCTGTATGGTTCACATTATATAGTGTATCAAAAACGAAATCCCCCACACCCAATCTATTATCCTTCCCAATCTCAATGTTCAATTCTTTCTTTCTAACCTTAGGATCGATAACATTACCTGAATATCCACCATATAAGTCCAACTCTGCGTCACCACCCTTCCTATCCAAAGTGGTTGTGCCATTGGATACAGTCTTTGCAATCGGGCTATCAATCTGCCCTTTTGTAATCTTATCAATATAAATTAAGTCATCGTGGCGATTCTGTGTACCAAAGCTATGTTCATCATCATCTATTAATGATTGACCAGATTTTAATTGAAGTGATTTATTAGCAAAAACAGAATCCTTTATCGGTGTTTCCGAATAAGCACCAAATTCATTATTATCCAACTTATCATTAACAATAGAATTTGCCTTATCAACCTTTTCCAAAGAATTTTGAGATATGTCACTAAATACGCTTGATAAATTTTCTAAACCCATTATATTCCTTTATTTCGTCAAAGACTTACCACCCATTGGCTGTGTTGCAGAATCCACAGCTATGGATAGTGTATTATTTTCCACACCCGTCTTCAAACTTATATTATCTGCTATTGCTTTACCTATTTCAGCAGCTGATAGTGATTGATTGGTAGATGGGATTGGTGTGGTATGTCCAGGTATAATATCACCACCAAAAGTAGAATCATTTACTTTCTGAACAGGTATTGGATTGGTTGTTGCCAATACGGAATCTTTTGGATTAAGTTCAAAAGTTCCAGCAGGTCCCACCATATGTGATATTCCACCAGGACCAGCATACATATCACCAACATTCTGTACCTTTGAAACACCACTTGCGTAGGCAGCAGTTAATGCACCTACAGCAACGATTCCCAATGGTATCCCAAGTAAACCTAATTGTGCAAATGCTGAAAATGTTGCTGCAATAGCTTTAGCCATCAATGCAAGTGCTGTGATTTTAGCAGTGCCGGCTAAGACAGACATAAGAGTCTCACTTTCTCTCAACCCCGCTGCAATTCTTCCAAATATCGTCCCAAACATTTCAAAAGTAGGACCTAAAACTACAGTCAATTCAGCACCAAGAGCTTTTATATTATTCAAAAATTGTGTAATCATACTTAAAGTGTCTTTACCCACTAAATTTTCAAAATTAGGTCCAGCTGCTAACATACTAGCTAAAGATGTTGCCTTTTCTTGCTCACCGACAAACTTAGATAACTCAGCAGTTGAAACACCTATGGATTTAGCCAAAGCCTCTCTTTGTATCACATTCAATCTATTGAATTCCTCTTCCGAACCCAATTGTGAAACAACATTAGCCATTGCACCAGATAAATCATTATTAAGTGCTAACTCCCTCGCCTTTTGAAAATTTAATTGTCTACCTAACAACACAGAAGCTTCAACTTCAGCAGCCATCGAACTTTCAAAGTCCAATAATGATTTTGCAACTTTAGCACTTGTATCCAAAGAGACACCTAATGCTCTAGCTTGCACAGCAGCTTCAGCTATATTTTCTGCAGAACCAGTTGTGAAATCAGCTATACTTTCAGCTGAACCAGCAATATCCTTCATAACAGCTTGTGGTGCTACACCAGCTTGTCTGGCTAATTGGAAAGTTCCTTCAGCAAGTGATTCGGCTTGTGTTCGAGATAAATTAGAAGTTTGCATCAACACACCAAAAAGATTACCACCCTCTGCTGAAGTCAAACCCATAGCTATTGAAGAATCTAATATAGCCCCAGATAATTCAGCTGCATTATCAACATTAACTCCAAAATTGGAAGATAAAGTAGTAGTGAGTGCATTCAAATCCTCTATACTACCACCGATAACACCAGCTTCTACAGATGATTCTATCAATGTATCTCTGAAACCACTACCCATTACAGCCAAACTACCAAATTCTTTTCCTATAGAATCAACCATTCCTGCAAACTTATTAGCCATAGCCATCATTGATGCTAAGAAAGCAGTTGCAACCAAATAACCACCAGTTGGAATATCATCAGAAAATGCCTCACTGAATTCCATAGCCTTACTAGCTAATCCACCTGTTAGTTGGTCGAGAAAACTCATTTCACTTCTTTTCTGTTTTTGAGCCCTGAGTTGTTTTAGTTCCTCTTCTGTTACTTGTTGAAGCCTTTTCTCTATCTTTTCTGTGGTATCTAAATCTTCTATTCGGAGTCTAATCTTCTCTGCCAAATGTGGTATCTGTTGTGCCTCTTCGCTCAATAACATTCTGCCCCATTTAGCTTTTTCTTCCCGTATCCTAACTAATCTATCTTCAGATAAAGCCTGTTGGTCGAGCATTCCACTTATATCATTGGTGCCTGTCATTATGGATTCAACAACACCTACCTGCTCTTGCATAATAGAGTTAACCACACGGTTTGAAGAGGCATGTCCTTTTATATCGTTTAAAATCTTAGATGAAGATTTATTTACAGCTGCTTTTAATTTTGCTACAGTACCACTTTGAGTTGCCATCTTTTTCTCTTCAACCACAGTCTTAGTGATAAGGCTGTTGAGAGTCTTCATGATGTCTGCATTTGCTTCTGTGGTTCGCTTTATCTCCCTATCAATACGAGCCTGCTCTCGCTTCTTCTCATTCTGTCTATCTAATACATCTTCTAGCTCTTTCTCTAACTTTAAAACTATTTCAGCATCTTTCTTACGAAGATTAGCACCCCTACTCATATCATTCATAAGAGCTCTTTGAGCCTCAAGTTCTTGTCTAATCTGTTTTTCTGTTCTTAAATCAGCCATAAGTTAATCCCATTGTACTAATAAATATTAAATAGGATTATTTCTTTGGATTGAATTTTCTTGGAATAGTAGGTGTTTTATTCTGTGATTGTGATTTTTTTATTTCATCATTCTGTTTTTTTACAAAACTAGAATGTTCTCTGAAATAAAAGTTCCTTAAATGTACTGGCATATTGTACACATCATTATATGTAAAGCCAGGATTGGAATGTATAAAGTAAAAAAGGTTTTTATGTATATCTAACTTATTAGATGGTTGTAGGCCAAAAAAACTCTACTGTCAGCGGAATTGACACGCTAACAGACTCACCTCCCATCTCTACTTCCGATGTCAAATCAATATCGGGAGTTATATCACGAACAAGATTTCTCAAAGCCATAGAATCTCTGGCTAACATGTTCTGTGAAAACTCATTAATGGTTTCTTTCTTTGAATCACCATCCACTTCTGTAATCATATACCTAAGTCTGGTTGTTATCTCTGATTGATATCCAACCTTTGCAGCTTCTTGTATATCCTTTGTGATCATCTGTTCTTCTACACCTGTGAGTAATTTAAACTTTAACTTTTGTTTTCCAATTGGTGTGGTGTAGTCAAATGAATTTTCAGAATAATCAATATCTTTAGGTAATTCTTTAAATGGACATTTTGTTAAATCAAAAGTATGTTCTACTTTTTGAGTTAAATCATTTGGATTACTTACTTCCGCTGTATATTCAGGTCCATAAGCCAAAATTCTAGCTGCAACCAATACAGCATTTTTATCCCCTAAGAGTAAATCTTCTTGCTTAACCCCTTTAGTTACAATCAAACTTTGTAATAATCTATCTATAACAACTCCTTTCTTAATAAGATTTTCGGACATTAATATGTCCTCTTCACGAGTTGTCATATACTTTATTTCAATTTTACCTTCCGATAAAGGCGAGTCTTTTGGATACACCTTACCTTGAGATGGTAAATCTATTAATTCCGTAGGAAATTTACTTTCTGCCATAACCATTTACCTTTGTGTTTTTGTAAACTATTTCTTTTTTGATACCATTGAGACTACTGCCTGCCAAATTGGTGTAATTATAGTATCAAAGATAATATCATCCTGTTTTGAAGGTGATAATTTTACTATCTTTTCTAATGTATAAAAACCAAGCAGGCACCATTCCCAATTTTCTGATAGCCATTCAACCATTTAGAATTCCAGTATCGCGTAATCATAACGCAGTGTTAATGTAATCTCTACAGGATCTGATGAACTAAAATCTAAATCACCAAAAGATGCATCCTGAATATATGTACCATAAAGTGTCCATTTTTCAACGATGTCACCGACAGGACCCAAGACTTGAAAGTTTATGTTCTTTTTATAGAAGTCTTGATACCCATCACGACCAGTAGCTGATTCATGATGTAATCTAATCCATTCGATAACAGCAGAAGAAGCTGAAGGAACGATTGGATCATATAGAGTAATCTGTAGAGTTTGCCAACGACCTTTACCTTTGACATATTTGGTAATATTCATATGCTCCAATTGAACTTCATCAAAAGTAATTTGTGGTCTTTGAGCTGTTTTAATCATAAAAGCAGGTATTCCACCGATTTCCATGATAAACCGATTTTTTAGCTTCGGTTCATATGGTGTGTAAAATATCTTACTCGCTTCTAATAATTCATTAGCCATTTATTTTCTCCATATAATAATAAATATCAGATTCCAAAATTTCTATTCAGGAAATTCTGCACCAGTAGGTTGAACAACGAAATCTAATACAATAAATTCAGCAGTTTTAGTTGGTTGTAAAAATATCTGTCCAACTAACATATTCCTATCAATAGTTTCAGGAGTATTATTAGTATCATCCATTACTACTCTGAAAGCATTCAGTCCACTATTTGCCTGAACAGTTTCTAAGAAAGGATTGACAGTATTTACGAATTGATTTCTCAAATCTGTAGTATTCTGTTCAAAAACCAATGTTTTTGAAGACCTACTTACAAATTTCTTAACATCAATCAATAATCTACGAACATTAATCCGATCCAAAGCACTTGCTTTCTTCTGTGTTGTCTTTTGTCCAAAAGCAGTAACACCTTGACCTGGAAAGGTAGCAATCGGATTCACATTTGAATCGTATAAATCATCCCTTTGGGATTGTGATAATTTTTTGTATGCCTGAACAGCACTATCAATTCCACCCCTATTCAATCCAGCAGGTGCGAACCAAGGTTGCCCAATCGTATCATTGAAATGATAGACACCAGCCATCACAACCGATGGTGGAACATATCTATAAGTTCCAAGCGAAGCATCTTGTATCTGTACCCAAGGATAATAAGTAGCAGCGTAACTTGAATTACGAGCTTCTGTATTTGTTTTAGCATCAGCTACAGATGTTGTCTTACTTACATTATCATATACGAAGAAAGCATCTCCCCTATCTTCACACATCTGAATTGCTTTCTGTATCAAACCATTGTGTCCAACACCTATTTGATCGATAATACCAGGCATAAACAATAAGTTGAAATCATACTCATCTTTATTACTCAACATACTAATAGCTGTAGCATATCCACCACCAACAGCAGCAGCTTGAACCGAATAATTAGAATTACCATCACTATCAGCACCCAATTTGACACCTTGTGAATTAGTAGCAGTTATTGCGTCATACATTTTAAATGGATGTGAAACTTCATTACCAAAATGACCACCATTAAATGAACCACCCTCACTTCCACTACCAACTTTTGGTAGTGAACCTGAGTATGATGCTCCAGCATCACTTAAATTAACATTACCATCATCATCTAAATAATTAGGTGTTCTATGTGCTTCAGCAACATCACCAACGACTCTGACATATTTTGATTTATTTGGATAATCACCTGAATCTGCCAAATAAGCAACGCTAGCCTCTACAGCAACAGTTTGTGTTCTATTTCCGATTCTCTTAGTCACATAATCAGGAGAGTTAGGATCTAAAGTTAAATTAGCATGAGTCTCAATAATCACCTTACTTTTCTCTACATCATTACCCTGCCTAATCAATAATGTGAAAGTACCTTTCTTATCATTTTTGCTTGATACCTCATATCTAAAATTATCAGCTCTACCACCTCTACTTCCACTATTAAAGTGGTCATTTTTATCAGCTCCATTACCTGGAATATGCCTTACTGGTTGAATTAAATTCGTCTCAGCAACAATTGAACCAGAACTATTAAATTGTGTTCCATCACCCAAAGCTTCTAATGTAAAGGGGGAAGTTGATAAGTGATCACCACCTCTACCATCAAGAGAAGCACTAGCTCTACTTAAATTTGGTTCAGCTACTCTGACTATTGTACAAGGCCCACCTTGTTTTAAATATTCTTTAGCAGTATGTGATGTTAAATATTGGTAACTATTAGACCCACTACTTATCACCTCACCGAATATCTGAACATATTCAGAATATGAACTTACTACGGTTGGTGTTAAAACCGGCCCCTTTACAGTTGGGCCTACTATTGCAGATCCAATCGGACCAAGCGCGGCGGGTAGAAAACTCTGGTCTATCTCATTAGTATATACACCAGGACTTACAATTTTTTCAGCCATTTGTTATCTCCAAATATATCAATTTTAGGTGATTTTACATATTTTAATTCATATATAAATATTAATCAAAAATTGAAAGACAATGACTGTTACTTTTATTTAGATTTTTTTTCTTCTACTTCTGGTATAGGAATAAAAGTACCAGTAGCAGGATCTAATTGACCAGGACCATACTTAGCAGTAATTTCATCCAAAAGTTCTATCTCATTTTGTTGAGCTGTTTTTAATTGTTCCATCAAATCTAGCTCTTGTTTTTCAATATTCAATTGTGTTATTTTCATTTGTCCAAGAAGATTCGTAATTCTAGCATACTCTTGTTGTAAAGATTGTACTTTTTCTAAGTCTCCACTTTCAAATTTAATTTCTTTTTTAGCTTTTGCCATCTATAACCTCATTGTTAATTTATATATACATATATAATTATAAAATTTTTTCGGAAAACGATACCTTTTTTGGTTTATATGCTCTATTCATTTCGGATGTTTTACCAAATACATTATCAGTAAATTCAGGTATCATATACCCCTTAACAGTCATTGTAAATTCATTCCTTATTAGTCTCTCACCTGCATCTTCCATCTCAACCTCATTTGATATTCCACCACCCAAAGAAGTTAAGAATCTATAACTCGTTTGGTCTCCCCAATAAGTTTCTAAATGTTCTATCATAATAGTATTTAAATCATTCATCTGTTCCATATATGATGTCATCATAACAATTGTATATTCACAAGTTACAAAATCTGGCATACCTGTTTTTACAAATTCCTCAACTGGTTTTTGTCCAGTCAATACTGAAAATCTATCATAACGATTATTTTTACTCCAACCACTACTAGACCTAACCACATTAATAAATTTCCCTTTAACATCCATATCAAATGAAAGTGGCATATTATCATCAAATGCCAATGAAGTCCGTTTTATAACAATAGCAGGTAAGAGTATAGCACCATTTCTATCTCTAAGTGTTTGTCTATTTCTTATAGATTTCCATCTCTCCTCATTACCATAAACTACTGGAACCTTAACTCTTTCATTAGCCTCTATAACAGTAGGTTTCATTATATTATTCATATGACTGATAATAGCAGTATCAATATCTTTTAATCCAATTTGATAACCCTTACCAGCATCCTTACCACCAGGCTTTTTTATAACAACTTTAGCATTACCTTTTTCTGAACGAATACTAGTTTGTTCGGCACGATTTATATTAGATTTATATCCAGCATTTGGATTTGTTATCGGTTTAATTGCCACTTCTTAATTTCCTTAACTTATCTAATTTATTTTCTGACTTATTTTCATATTCTTCAGATTCTAATTTATTAGAATTTACATCACCAATTTTTAATTGTTTTTTAACATCAACATCAACAGCTTTTAATTCACCATTACTATTTTCAGAACTATTAGATTCCCCATAAATATTTTTTGTTTTCAATAAACCAAGTATTTCATCCATCTTTTCATCAATTTTATTAGCACTATCATCGGTTTCTTCAGGTGGTGTTCCAACTTTTTGATTTAGTTGGTATGGTTGTAACGCCCCCTGACCAAGAATAATCTCCCCAGTCTCTTCATTCACCCAAAGTTCTTTTTCTAATTTTTCTACTGCCATTTGTAAAAGGGGATTTGTTTGTTTATCTCTAACGATAGGTCTTGGTTCTTGTTTGCCATTTGATGTTTTTTGATACATATCATTTTGTTCGTTGTTCTATTTGTAAATTTGATTCTCTACTACGATGTGCGGTAGCTTTAATCGCATGATTAAAACTCGGATGCCCACCAATCAGTTGTGGTTCGGTTACTCCGTTGATTTCCCAATAGTGATTATTCCAATCACATATATCACTAGCTTCAGGATAAAAATTCAAACTACCACTTGCCAAATTATTTCTTTGAAACATTAATTCTATTGATGAATTTACATCAGTGCCAATTTCTTGAAATTGTGAAGTTTCTGGTGCATTATATCTAATCAAACAATTAACTCTAAAACCCACATTATAATATTTTGTTGAACTTTCTCCATATATATTTGAATTTGTATGATCAACATTGAGTTTATATATATCAACTGTTTGACCAACCATTTCATCGATTAACTCTTCATTCATCGAATCAATTAAACTTATTTCCTTAGTTGATATAAATAATGGTCTAGTAGCAGACATCTAACTATCCTATATAAATTGGTAATGGTGCTTTAGCCAATACCTCTTGCTGTGCATTTGCTTCTTCAGCTTCATTTCTTAATTTTTCTGTCAAACTAACTGACTCTAAAAATTCTTTCAATTCTTCTAATAACTGTGTTTTTTCCTCTCTACCTTCAGTTTTCAGAGCTTCACCATCTAATGTTACTTCCCCATCAGGTATAGGCATAGAACTATATTTACTTCGTATGATACCTAATAATTCCTTTGCCAAAGCTGCAGTAAACTTCCTAATCCATTGTCTACCAGAAGCATTTATTGAACTATAAGTTATAAATTTATAAGGTACATTTGATGGATCTGATACACCACCTTGCATTGAACCACTTAAATTATTTGTATCTCTAATATCATCCTTTACATGATAATCAAAATATATTTTATTTCCATCATCATCAGTTTGTGGTACTGGAAAAATTCTTAAATTATTATTGTTTATCTCAAAAGAGTAAGCGCTCTTTCTTACTATATCTGATGTTTCTATTTGATTAGCTCTAACTAAATCTTGAGATATTGGTCTCAATATAAAAGATATAGCAGGTGAGACATTACCAAATCCAAAACTATCCAATAAAGTCCTTTGGTCGAATGAACCAGCATATGGATCATAAAATCTCGTTATAGCTGCTGGTCTGTCATTATATACTCTCTGTACTTCAATTCTTTTACTACTTTCGCTCACATCAGCCCAAACATCTTGTAAATCATAAACTTGCTTTGAACTCGTCAAAGTTATATATCCCTTTTTCAATTCCACATTACCACCGACATTTGCAAGTGTACCATACTTTTCAGATAATTGTACAGATGGACCAACTGATGGTGTTATTGGATTAGCAGAACCAGTACCTATAGAACCTGATATTCTATTCTTTTCACCATATTGTTCCCACATCCAATTCTTAATATTATAATTGTTTATATGTTGTGAGTA